TCTAAACTAAAACCCATTACGCAACCGCCTTTGTTTGTTTAAACGCTAAAAGTTCGTCTGTAGCCGGCAACATATCTATAGGCCATAACTGATTTTGTGGCATAGCAAAACACGGATAACGCCAACTGGTTTGATAATTATCGGCGCGTTCGTTACAGCGCGCAAGGGTCGAGTAACCGCGAATAGTTGCAGTTAAAGTTTTTTGGTTAATCGTTACAAATATGTAACGGCCTGGTTTATCGCCGTAGTTTTCGTCGTCTGGGTCGTGCGTTAATAAACAGCCGTTTTCGTGGTAAGTTGCCCGCACTTCATAACCTAAAACGTCGTGCGCTTTTGGGTCGTATGGTTTATATACGTTTGGGCAACCAAAATAGTTAGATACAGCCTGTTCACCTAAAAGCCCGCACAAACTTCTAGCTTCAGCTAATAACGGTTCAGCCGTGTACGTTATTTTAGCGTTACGGTTTTTTATATCAAGTTGAATAAGGCCCATAATTACGTAACAGTTTTTATAGTCGTCTTGCGTTAGCTGGATAACAGGCTGGCCAAGTTCGTTAGTTTGCATTAGCGGCCAATCGTTCTAAACGTGCGTTTTCGCTTTCTAAATGCTGTACCTGTTCGCGTAAACCTTTAATAACCGCCATTAAATATTTTAGTTCAATAATTGCAGACTTTAAATCTTGTACTAAATCGCCGTCATCAAACGTATATTCACTAGCCCAGTTTTGTAGGTTTCGAATATTGCGGCTGGTTACAAGTTCGCTAGGTTCGCGTAAAGGTACGTTGCCTTTGTTTATTTCGTTTATGACTTGTGCTAGCGCTTTTAGTTGCGCTTTGTCTGCGTCAAATAGTTTTTGAAGTTTGTCGTTTACGTTTTCGTTCATTTTCTCGGTTCTTTCTGTTAGTGGGTTTAACGTACCATATCAAAGCCGTGTACGCAGTAAGTAGCAGCGCAACTATAAAGTGTTTTATATTGACCACGCGCGCCACCCGTCGCTATAGCGATAAATAGCTAATGCGCTACGCAAATTAGTTTCTAAATCAAATAGTTCGCTGCAGTCTGTAAGTAGGCCGTGCGCTTGTAAATAGCCGGTAGGCCAATATTGCGAAGGTTTGCACCAAAAATAGTTTATTTGCATTACCCCAGCTGAACCGCCGTTAGGGTCGCGCGGATTAAACGCGTCTGGTTGGCAACGGCTTTCGCGTTGCGCTACTGCTATCAGTTTGCCTAGTTCGTGGTCTGGCCAGCCTATGTATTTAGCCATATCGAATACCTGTTCGCATAGGTCAATTGCAGGCGTTACAAGCGTCGTAGATGTCGTAGGCGCTGGTATGTCTATAGGTGCTTCGTATGCTTCGTAAACGCTTGTAAACGGCGTCTGTAAGTCGCTGGCTGTAGGTGCGGGCGGCGGCTTTAATATAAACAGTGAAGTAATCGCTACTAACGCTGAAATAACAGCTTTGCTAATAAGGGTCATATAGGCCTAACTTTCTCGGTAAGGGGTTAAACAAACCTTAACCTAAACGCTAAACGGTTTGTGGCATATCCTTAAACACTTGCTGAAACGCCTGTTTTACTAGGTTTGCGTCGTTAGCCATAGCTGGGGATATCTCAATATGAAACCAGTCGCCGCCGGACCACTTACCTTTAATCCAAGTACCCCTATCACATTTCCAGCTTCTGTTTTCGTAATAGTCGATTACTAATTCTATTTGTAAAACGTCTGCATTTTCTAACAGTTTGTATATAAACGGCATAGCAATTTTGCGCCCGTCTACTAAACCTTTGTCAGTCATTTTACGGTAGCTAAAATCTGTAGCCAGCCCGCGCGCGTGATTAGATAACTGGCCGGGCTTTGTCCGAATATCCCTAATTATAAAACTGCCATTATTCCAAAGCGAACCCATAGACCGTTTAACTACCTGCCGTATAAATTCGTCATTACCTGCCAAAGCTCGACTAGCTACCGGCGCTTTAGCAACTGTATACGGTCTAGTCATCTTCGTCTAAATATTCGTTACGTTTACTTTTAATACCGTTAGACGCGACCAGGCCCGATAATGTGCCGGTCAAAAAAACTACGATAGTTGACATCAAATCTATAAAAGCCGCGTCGTTTGGGCTTTGTTCTATTGGCTGGCTTACAAACAATAAGCCGTAAACCATACCTACAACAATGACGCTAAAAACCAAACCTAGCAGTACGCCTACCGTAACGATTAAGCGCGCGTGTAGTTCGTCTGGGCTGTATCGGTAACGTTTCACGGCGTTATCCCGCAACGGTCAGGCACATAACAAGTATTAAATGCAGAATTTTTAACCTTTGATTTAACCGTAATTGTGTTGTCGCGTGTAGTTTCGCAAGCCGTCAACATAAGTATCAGCGCAAATAACCCGTAACGCATAACATTACTGCTTATCTATTGGCGGCGTAAAATCTTGTGTTGTGTAACTGTATGTGTAGCCAAGACCTGCGTAGGTTTTGTCCTTGCGGTCTATCCAAGTTTCTACGCACGGTTTACCTAAAAAAATTGAATACCATTCGCCTGTTGGTATGCCTTCAATAGTTGCGTCATCTACGCCTGTAATAACTTGCGTAACTACATTGTCTGCATTAAGTTCAGCCCAATAAGTTGCCATTATGCCCAACTAACAAAACCCGAACCGGCGGTAATTGTTGCGCGTTTGTAGCCGCCGCTTGCTGCGCTTTCCGTGCCTGTTAAACCGCTACCGATAGTTATTGTTAGCGTGTCTGCGTATCGCAAAATTACTACGCCGCTACCGCCTGCACCCGGTCCGCCTGTGTTATCGCCGCCGCCACCGCCGCCGCCAAGATTTGCTGTGCCTGCCGTTTTTGGATTTCCGCCGCCGCCTGCGCCGCCCGTGCTCGAAGCTGCGCCCGCGCCGCCGCCGCCGCGCTGGACTGCGCTGCCCGTAATGCTTGAAATAATTCCTGCGCCGCCATTACCGCCCACACCTGCGCCGCCTGCAACGCCTACAGCACCTGCACCACCGCCGCCGCCTGCTTGGGCGCTTGCGTTACCTGCACCGCCTGCAAAACCTTGCACGGGATTAGTTACCGCTGTGCCTGCCGCACCGCTTGCACCTTTACCGCCGCCGCCCGAACCGCCATTTGACGCTGCGCCCGTTGTGCCACCGCCGCGACCGCCGCCCTGCGAAGCAATAGAACTAAAAATAGAAATGCTGCCCGCTGTATTTGCTGCGCCGCCCGCACCTACTTGCACATAAAAATTATCGCCAAGTTTTACTTTTAACGGCGTTTCTGCTGCGCCGCCGCCGCCAGTAGTTTCACCTGTAACGCTGCAACGATAACCACCAGCACCGCCGCCGCCGCCAAAAAAAGTTGATAAATCTGAAGTGCCACCGCCGCCGCCGCCCGCAATTACAAGGTAGTCAATAGTTGAACCTGGGGCGCCGCCCCCTAAGTTAAAAAAAGTAAAAGTTGACGCCGACAATGCAAGTAAATAGCCGCCCCCATATTGCGCCAAAGCAAGCGAACCGCTTGTGTTAATAGTTACGCCCGCACCCGCAGTAATAGTGCAAGTGCCTGCACCTTTGTTAGCGACCTGAATAACATCGCCAACAGTAAAAATACTGTTATTAACTGTAATTGTCGTAGCGCTAGCGCTATTCATCATTGTGCGCTTAGTTTCGTCGCCTGCAATTAAAACGTAGCTAGCGGTCTTGTCCGATATAGGCAAATTTTGTATGTCGTTTAATTGCTGCGCTGTTAAAACAGTCGAAGCTACAAATGGAAACGGCGTAGTCATAGTGTCCTTACTTTATCCTAAAACGTTGTCTGCGTCTAGTATGCCAAAAATAGCGTCATTCAAAATTAGTTCATAAACAATAGTTGTAGGGCTAGTAAACAGCAATATTTTATGGCCGTCGCCAATATTTAACGTATGCTCTACGCCTTCAATACTTAATTCTTGCGCTAGTTCTGTAGTGCCAGCGCCGCTAGTAAAAGTCTTTTCTATTGTTATTGTGTCGCCTATATCTATTATCGCTACCGTATCCCGCTGGGCTGTAGTCAACATATTAAACGCCGTACCTACAGACGTATAACGCGGTTCTGGTTCGCCTTCAAGCAGATAACTAGCCAGCGTTGCGGCTGCAGTGTCGTTATGTAAAAGGCTGTTTGTAATGCTTTGGGTTTGTATAAAATATTTGGCTTGGCTGGCTGCGTCGTCTGCCGTTTGCGGGTTATTGCTACCTAAAATTTGTACTACAGCACGGTTAACTACTTGGTCAGCTTCAAAGCTAATACCTAGCTGGTTAAAAGGTAGGTTTGTGCCGTCGTCGTGAAAGTCTGCTACAGACCCGCTAAGCGTATTTCCTAGCCTTGGTTGAAACGTTAGTAAACCGTCGCGCGACATAAATAGGCGGCCTTGCTCGGCGTCGTTTATTTCAGTGCAATAACTTAAAACGTTTGTGCCCTGGCTAACGGTAAACGCTGCAGCGCCGCCTAACGTTTGCGTACCTGTAGTAATAGCGCGCTGGCCTGCTGGGAAGTTAACTTCTGGTAAATCTAAAATTGCTTCTAAACGTTCGTTAGTTAATTCTTCGCTTACGTTAAATTCATCTAATACGGTTTGGCTTAATAAATAAAAATCGTCTGCACAAAAAACCGTTACCGTATCTATGCCACCTAAAGCAAAATTGTAGTCATAGTTAACTATGTAACCTTTAAATAAATATTCGGCGTTGTTTAAATCGTCGTATCGCACTAGCTCGACTTTACGCATAGGCGCTAAACCCGGTTGCGCTGTAGCTGCGTCAAAATACGGACTAAGTTCATCAAACGGGTTAAAAATACCGCTTGTATCGCTAAGCGTAAAAGTCATAGTGCCAGTACCAAACTGGTCGCCCTGGTCGCGTCTGCCGCGCCTTACGTTTACGTTTACGCAGCCTTCTAAAACCGGTGCAAAATTTGTAGAACCGTCTAAAACGTATTGCGTATTATTTAAAACGCCTTGCGGGTTTGCGTCTAAAATAA